ATAATCATAGTAACCAGAACTGCCCTGATTCCTAACCATAAAACTATACTGTTTCCCAATCTCTAATAATAGCGGAGAAGATAATGTAACTGTATGCTTATAATATCCTGCGCCAAGCGGCGTTGTATATTCCTGAGAACTTTTTGCATTACTGTTAGAATTTCTCTCCATTGTGTAAGTTACTAAGGAATCCGTCGTGGGAAAATTTGGGATGCTTATAACCGAACAGGAATTTATTAAAGGTTGATTATTAATGTAAGAATATGAGGATACAATCATTGTATCGTCGCCGTTAACAACTCTTGCCTGATTCATATTTGGAAACTCCGAAAAAGGCCATGATGTTCCAAAATCAGCGATATTAATTTCGGAGTCAACAATATACGATGTTATTTTATATGTCATTAACAAAGACCTTCTATATCTCATACAGAACCTGCGATTATACCTAAGTTCCCAATAATTGATACTTCATACGTTTTATTTGCAACCAATGATGGTGCGGAATTTAGCCACGTCACTGAATCACCATTAGAGTCTAAAACACTAAACACTGTTATCCCCAAAGTTGATGGAGTTGTAAATTTGAACCTATATTCATAAGAATACCATGAATCAGGTAAATTGTCCATGGAAATAACTAAGGAAGTCATTATAGATGAAATATTTTCCAGGGTCGTATACTCATTCACATTAATCGTTGGGTTCCATGATGTAGCTTCATCAGGTGCTAACTTTGTAACATTTACTTTTTTATCTTCGCATGTATTTAACCATGCCGAAACTGTTGAGTTATATGTATAAATTTTATTGGTAAGATCGATAATTCCCATATCACCGTTGTTTGGATTTGGCCAGGATATCATACTATCATATGTACTAAAATTAATATTCATAATGCCTCTACTTTACTAAATATATGAATGGGCGTAAGTTAGTTTCTGATTCAAACACTATCGTATCGGGAGCCGCACTCAAAACTCCCATGTTTGTTTTCACCGCGGCGATGTATGGTTGAAAATTCAAATTGCTTCCAGCATTTGCGCCGGCAACAGCAAGTCCGTTACAGTCTATAAAAATTGTCAAATATATTCGTTCGGTTGATGCTATAAATTTATCAACGACAAGATTTGATATAAAAGCCCGCGACCATTGGGCGGATGTTGGTGTAGATGTAATATTTGTGCTACAAATTCTTGTATGTGTTCCAGAGTCTTCTACTTTATAGACCGCCCCAATATAATGTCCGCCGGAAATTGTCTGAGGTACAACAAAACCAAACAAAGAAGAATCTATAACAGGGGTAAGCTTCCCATGCGGTGCACACATAACAGCATGTGCAGACCATTGGCTGGCAGTTCCGGCCTGTAAGGCAATAGTAGCGACTGCGCCCAAAGAATCACCACTCGCAACATAACCAATTTCCGATACAGATTCGCCGCTCGTCCAAGCAGCAGAATTTGTATTGACTGTTGTATAAACAGAGTTGGCAGAAGTCATATCAGTTCCGCCGCCCGACCATGAAGCACTATTAGTGTTTACTGTTGTATAAACAGAATTCCAATTACCTGACGTAGCCGCGACATTTGCTATTTGAGTAGCAGTAGCAAATCCCGATGTAACAACATGAAGAGGCGATCCAGGAGTTCCATTACCCGTTAAAGTAGAATCCACTGAAACAGAAGATAAATATCCGCCCAGTGTTGTCGTCTGTGTCGTTTTGCTTCCGGTTATCTTATGTACTTCTCGTATAAACCAAGTCACACCAGTATAATGAATTATGAATTCGCCAACAAAAACAAATTCTGTTACAGCAGAACCTAAGCTTCCTAAATCAACTGAATTAGGGGTTACATTTCTTGCTTCATCGATTGTAGAATATTGGTTTTGTCCTTGTATGAACAATGTTCTAAATATTTGAGCTCCAGAATCAGACATCACAGGAATATTTAAAACGAATATTTTTTGATAATAACCGTTTGACATTAGAGCTTGGCTCCAGATAGAACCAGTCTTTAAATTATAGTAAGGTCTATTTGTACTTACAGAAACTATCTCAGCATAAGCAGAAGTTATAACTGGAGTCGTTGCGCTCGTTAATGAAAAAGTTACGTAAGGACCGTTGTTAGAAATAGTGTTAACTGTTGTAATAATATCTTCATCTTTAACATAAGATGTCGCAATTGACGGTCGTCTATCGATCGCGGTTGAAGAATCTAATACGTATCCTGATATATCAGCGCCAGACTTTAAATATGTTCCGTTTGTTTCATGAAATTCTTCATGTGATTCCCAGTTCATTAAACCATGATATTCATTTACGGGTATTGAATAATTAGAGTCCTTATAAACATATGCAGCCTGAAGATGATAGAATTTCCATGGCGCGTTTCTCCAAGCGAAATATGTTCCATCATCAGAATACAAAAAGTATGATCCATTTGTAGAGCTATGCGCAGACGACGTCCATGATGGAGATAAGTCATACAATTTACCTCTCCATAAATATCGTAGGTCACCTGTATATGTTACAGTCCTATTTGTTTTGTTATACGTAGCGGTAATTGCAGTATTGTCTACCCAACCAGTAGGATCTCTTGATTCTTCATATGGATAATTATGAGAATTTATCCAAGTGCTTGTAGAAGAATTATATGTTAAAATTTCTTTATCTGATGCGGATGTTATAACAACATTTGAAATTTCATCAAGAAAAGAATTTGAACTTATCTTACAATATATTGATCCCTCAGTAGCATGTTTATGAATAACAAATCCAACATACACAGTTTTATATGGGGCAGAGGGTCTTATATTTGTTATGATACCAGCTGATGTAGAAAGAAATAATGTGTCTCCTTCATTCCACATACTAGTGTTCATATTATTAATCAAACCTTGTGTACAGTAATATCCAATATTATTTATTCCTATGTTTTCCGTTGCTAAAGCCACAACTCTTGTAGATGATTGTGGGGCGGGTTCACTCTTTGCCAATTTAACTGATGCCCTATCACCAGTAGTTCCGTCAATATATACAGCAGTTCCATCTGGATTATTTAATCCAGAGCCGTTCTTTGCGAGTAATAGAGATTCTTGACCCATTTGAAGAACGACATTGTTTTCTAAAGACACTTCAAGCGTTCTATAAACTGAAGACCATCTTAGAACACCGGCCATAATTGGTGAAGCGCTAGTTGTCAGATCAAATGTTATATACTTATGGCTTGCTGATGTTGATATTACAGAGCCGTCTTCTAGAATTAAATCACTTCCAGATGTAAGATATATATTTTGAAGATTAACATACGCAGGAGAATCGAACAACCCCCATCCTGATACAAAAGGAATAAATGTATCAGTCGCAGAAGTATTTAAAGGCCAATATGAAGACGTATCACTAACCGTTGTATAAACACTATTCCAATTAGAAGATGTTTGTTTAATCTCCGTTAAATTTTCAAGAGATTGTTTTGATGTCATCTGATAAACAATCCAATTACTTCCGTCTGAAATTACTGAAGCGCCGTCATTTTTATAAACTTCATAAGAAGATGTTAAATCAGCAAACGATGCCAACACAACAATCTTATTATCATTTACTTGATTCTTATTATAAAATATGTAATTCTTGTTCGCAAACGTTGATCCATTTCCGTCATTTTCGTTTGGATTAGGTAAAGAAATTGTAACATCATTAGCAGAAGTATTAACACTTATAAATACATCATCAATACTGAGAGTATCATCAGAAGCTGTTTCTGATACTGATATATTACCTAAAACAGATTTTATACCGTTTCGTAAATCTTCTGGAGTTATACTGCCCGTCGTATTATCCGCATATGCAGAAAGAAGTTGGCTTAATGTTAATTTAGTTGCATTTATAGACATACATTCCTCTGTTAATTTATTTAAAACAATGAGAACGGATCATTTGAAGGATTGCATAATACATCATTCTTAATATTATCAATTTCATTATTTTGAGCAAGAATATCAAATGCTGAAGTAACTTGCTGCAATTGATCGCCAGAAAGAATTGGAGATAAAGTATAATGCTTATTGACTAACGGTCTCAAAGTTACTTCCCATGTATGCGATCTCTGCAAAAATAATTCGTATCTATTCTTGACTTCTATTGCTTCATAAAATACATTGTTATGAGTTGACATTAAAATATCGCCGGGCTTTGGCTCGTATTGATAATAAGCCAAAACTCCATTAGGATCATATTTACTTGCTTCTCTAAAGTGAGGCTTGCTTATGTAAATGCGGAAATTATCCATTCCTTCAACACCCCACTTAGACCACAATTTATCATCTTGAAGTAATTGATCTATCATGTACACAATATTAAATTTACGTTGTACGAGTCTATCGTTGTCTTCTCCAAATACCTTTTCATTATTTGTTGAGTAGTCAACCATGTACCAAACTGCAGGAACACCATACTGATTAATCATACCAGTATTAAGAGTATCATACAATGATGATTCGTTTGCTTTACATGGAGTATCTTTATCCCAGAAATTATTATCAATGTCATCGCATTGATTTTTCCAATCAGGCGTTGAAATACCAACACCGTCAATAGTCTTGAATATGATGTCAACTTTAGCTGGATTAGATATATAAGTTGACATTCCAATTGACACATTCGTTGTTAAACCGTCAATTGAAATAGTAAGCGGAGTTGGGAGTATATTTGTACCAGGACGGCCTTCAGCTTGAGGTAATTTAATATCAAGGAAAGAGATTCCTAAGGGTAAATTGCTAAACCCATTAGAAAAACCACTGGAGAATCCAACTCCTCCTACATAAGCATTAGCCATTAGGATGACCTATTAAGTGCCCTGTTTGTAATTCAAGATACCCGCGTTATTCCAAACGATTGTATATGAACCATTACTTGAAGATTTTGTACTGCCAAAATCAACAAAACAAACAATAGCGTGAGGCGCATTTGGTGCAGCTGAAGTAGCAGCCGACGCGTACTTAAATACGATAGCTCCATCAGCTACCAATGTTGCTGAGGTACCAAAATTTGTATCATCGGCGTTAACGATGATATAATCATCAATAGACGTTACACCACCGTCAGCTGAAGTGACTGTAATATTTGCTAAAGCACGTCTAGCATAATCACTCTGTGAAGTAATTTCATACGCCGAAATAGTATTCCATGAATCAGTTTCGGCGGCCATTGTTCTATAACCAGATGTTAAAGCAACACCAAATCCAGACGATCCATTGTTAAATGAAACGTCAACTGTTTGGGTCACCATATTGCGTTTATATGAATTATAGACTACATTCGCCATTTTATAACTCCTAAGTTTTGTTATACTTTTTTATATTATTTATTAGTTTAGTCAGTTCCCCAAACTAATATTAAGTTCATACATTTATCGTAGTTTTAAAGCACGGAAATTCCTGTTCTTTGTAATACAAAAATCTTTCTTCCCAATGATTATAAACGTGATTTTTTGTTAAATTCCCATTTTTATTTTTGTAAGCAAAATCATCAACAAAATCCCAAATTATAACCCCATCCTTTTGGGCGTGTTTTCTTAATCCTCTGCCAATTGTTTGAAGAACACGTATTTCAGATTTAGAACTCGAACCAAGTATAACATTATGTATCCGCTTAATATTTATTCCAGTTGAAGCAGCTCCATACGTCGCAATAAGTATTGAATCGTGTTCTTTATCGATAGTCTTGCGAATCGTTTCACGTGCTTCGGGTTTAATTCCGCCGTGAATTATATATAGTGTGTATTTATCATCTAATTTTTCTTCAAGATACTCCGCTATTTTATTTAGATGATCGATATGATTGACAAAAATGATAGTGTTTTGACCGTCTGGAATACTGTTAAAAACGTACTTAAATGCGTGATTTCTTTCATATGTATTTTCTATTAAATCGATTTCATCATGATATTGCCGACGTCTTCCTAACATTGCAATATGATCTGGATATTTTATAAAGCAATTAGCGATCTTTATTTGTGCGAGAACACCTTGGTCAACTAATGCTTTAGTCTTATACTTAAATATTACAGGGCCCAAAGCACCCTGTATATTATATTTATCAGCGTCGTTCTTAGGAAGAGTTCCAGTAAATCCTAATCGTGCAGAAGCATTTACGCATTTTTTTGAAATCTTTTGTAACTCTAACGACTTAACTGAATGTGCCTCGTCATTCATTATTGAAGTATATGGAGCAAAGAATGCGGGAGGACGTTTCATTAGTGATTGATATGTAGTAATTAAAACGTCTTTTCCGAATGTAGGCTTCTCACCTGAATACAATTTCTCTACATGCTTGTTAACCGTGTACCAACCGTAGTCAACGAAATCAGAATACATCTGATTAACTAAAGACACGTTAGGTACGACAAGCATTATACGATTTCCAGTTGCTATTAAGAATCGTATAATGGTATAAATCACTAACGATTTACCAGAATTATGATGCACTAATCCATTCTGTAAATATTCTTCATCGTCTGAATTAACTGAAAAGTCTACCCATACATTTTTTTCAGTTTCCAATTTTCCTGATAAAGTTTTAAACGTTTTATATTCCTTACCAAGAATTCGGTCGCCAAGTTTTATTTCATCGGCGGTTAACCACTCGTTATTGATACTTAAAAGTCTATGAGAATTGTGGCATTCCGTGGACGTTCCGTCATCCCATATCAATTCATAACCATATCCATTTTTTATATATGAATCAGTCACCTCAACAAAACCTGTGGGAGATTCTATTTCAACTTTTTTATTATTATCATTCAAAAATTTTATCTGTTCAAATGTTAATTCAATTTCCATCTATAAACCTCTTGCACTTCTTAATAGTAGTTTCTTTATTACATTTCCACTCAGATTCCCAAATTATTAGAACTTCGTAGCCTTTTGATTCAGCGAATGTAATCTTCTTTCTATCATGTTGCCATTTTTCTTTAGCCGTGCAATTAGTACTTTTGTTATATCGTTCAGCAGTCCACGTATTAGGATTACAATGCCAATAATCACCGTTATATTCTATGAGTTTATTCCCAACACGAACGTCATATAAATATATATTTTCATCGTATTTTAATATAAACTGCGATTCAACGTTATAATCATCACTTAAAATTTCAACCAATTCACGTTCCGCGGCTGAAATCATCATTCCTTTATTATTTTTCAAGGCATTAATTGGTCCCGATGCTCTTAGCATATTAATTCTGGCTTTCTCTGAATTAGATTTAGCATTCATAGTTTTTTGCCACTTTTTTTGACGCAATTTCCAGCGTTTCGTGCCTTCTTCTTGGCCGTATCTTTCTATAAACTTATCTTTTCTTCCTACTGCCTGACGTTCTTTTAGCTTTTTATGGGCTTCCTGCTCTGAAAAACCTTTATTTAACCAATATTCAATTCTTACAGATTTTCCGGCAGATTCACAATATTTTTTATAATGCCGTAAGCCTTCTTCTTGGCCGTATCTTTCTACATTATAACTTAAAGACCGTGTATCACATCTGCTAGGCGTCCAATTGGAAGTTTTGCTTAAACAATAGTTCTTATAATAAATAGGATCATATTTATCTTTTAATATTATTTTAAATTTTTCATCTAAAATTTTACTTTTATTTTTTAGAGTATATTCATCAATTTCTTTAAAAATTTCTACTATATCTTTTAAAGAATAGTTCAAATGATCTGATATATATCTACTATAAAACCCAGTGATCTTCTTTAATTTTGTTAGTCCACCAAGTTTAATGAATTCCGATTTATACTCAGAATAAATTTTATCGTCATATGTTATTCCATACTCATCTAAAGAATCTTTATAAAAATTATCGGATTTCACTATCTGCTTTTTCCCGATGCAGTTGGTTTATATTATTTATATAATCATCAGGAAAATTTTTTACGAGATATTCATAATCATGTTTAGATATTTTACATTTTACTTTAGAGGAAGGATCCAAACAACCAGTTGGTGAAAGAACAATTCCTCTCTTGTTATTCAACGCAGCTTTTATTGCATCATGCTGGTAATCTCTAGGGAAAAATTTAGTTCCTTCAAACAGAACACTATAAAATTTTTCCAGGTCTTCATCTGTTAATTGATCAGGAACAAATTCACTAGCATCAAATAGGAATTTTGGTGTATATTTATATCGTTCACAAAACTTAAATAGTTCTGGCAATAATCCAATAGGTATAATTTTATCTTTTATATTTGCCCAAGAAACTTTTCCGTTCCAAATCCTCGCTCTGAATGCCGGATGAAACTTATATCCTTCTGCATAAAATGAACTGAATTCTTTTAACTCCATTGCCTGCGAGGCTGATAAATTTACTTTAAGGGATACTTCGTCTTCTTTATAAATTTCTAAATATTCTTTCATAATTAAGCGTCTCTTTCAATAAATTTGCAATTATCAAAATGCCATCTTTTCATATTAGAAATTCCGCCAGATTTGTTACATACGGGACAAGTAACTATTTCTTGTGGCTTTCCTAATTTAGCTTTTGATATATTTAATTTATGTTCATTATTTTTTAATCGGCCTTTTTGGAATTTGCTAATATTTTTCTTATGAATATCTGATATGCGAATATTTTTTTTAGAAATACTTATTTTATTTTTAGATTCTGCTGTGTGTTTTTTACCTAACATGCCAAACGACGGCTTTCCAAACATAGGATTATTTTTTCCGCTGTTTGCTAAGCTAATCTTCTGACGTATAATCTCTGTATATTCAAAATGATTTCCGCCCCTTCCGCCGCAGGACACATTATAATAATTATTATTTATAACGATGTTTTCAGTCACTATCCTCTTTTCAAAATTAAATGCGCTCTCGATAGAATCAAAGAAAAATCTATGAATAACTTTAAACGAATCTAAACCGTATTTACGAATTGCTGCGCGTAAAAGTTTTCCAGATCCTAAATAACCATCATTAAGATTATTAGTTGAGTGTTCTCCTATATACTTCTTGCCGTTAGCTAAATTCTTAGTAACATATACAAAATTATATCTTCTGTGTTTTTCAATATTCAATACTTCTTCAACCATACATAAGTCGCCTACAGTTGTTTTATTAACTTTTCTAATTCAGCAAACACATCATCAAATTTCTTAGTAATCTTTACGATATCTTTCATCTTATCAGGATTATTCTTTCTTATATGTTGAATAACTTCTTGTCTGAATTCATCTACATAAGATCTTACGTCAGAAAGATCAACCGACAAAGTTTTATCTTCTTTAAAGTATGAACCAGCAAATTCTAATTCTTTTTCTTCCATTCTATTCACCTATCCTATTAAATCGTTTTTTAGTTTTACTTAACATCAAATAAGACTTACCTTCTTTAGTAACTTTGTTATCTTTAAGAAAACCAGTTTTTTCTAATTCATTAACTAAATCAGAAGTTTTAATCATCTTTACATAAAACAGGTTATTATCTTTAATTGCATATAGCAGCACCAATGCGCTGTCTGATATATCTGTTGTAGCTTCGTTAATAATAGATGTGTTATTACTGTTAAGTAATACATTTAGATATTTCTTTATACTCATCATATACCTTTAATTATTTAGTCATGTATTATTCTCAAGAAATTCCACCAATGAGTTGAAATCTGGAAAATGTCTAGTCGTGTTTCCCATAATCATTGAATATGTCCGGTCACCTTTAATTACAGTAATCTTTCTAAAACTGCCTTCATGAAAAGAAAGGTGAATATTAGCTGAATTTGGAATTTGGTGAATACGTCCGTTATTGTTGCGAACATATTCACGAATCTTTTCAATTTCTTCGAGATGAAAGTTTTTTCCTTCCTTTATTAATTCACTAAATTGCATATGATCTCCTAATACATACCCGCCTGAAATTTTCTAATCTCAATCCAATTCTTAATAGAATACGACAATCTTTTTATATTGTCAAGAACTTGTTCAAGATATTTGACAATATATTCCTGCTGAACTATTTGCATCCTAAGCTCGTAATATGATGGATCCGCATTCATTTGAGATTCAATTTCGGCTTTCTGAGTCCATTCGTATTGATCTTTATGTTTAAAATGTTTGTACAATTCTCCATACTTCTTTTCACGATCGACCTCAAGCATTTTCAGGGTTCTAAGTTCCTCCGTGTAGATGTCCAAATATTTTTGAAAAAAATTTGGGACCCTTTCAGAGATCTCTAATGCATTCTTTTCGGTGAATTGTATTTCCTTTTCCGCCAAAACCTTCAGTTTCTTGAATGTGTTAATATCCACGCGAATGATTCCTCAAGTTAAAAGTGAAATAAACCTAAAAGTTGGTTGAACAGTCCAGCTGCTTATTATATATATACAACAAAGGAATATGATAAAAATTGTAAATACGTGAATAAAGATAATGAGATAAAATCGTAAAGTAGTAGAAATTTAGAGAAATTGATTAGAGAAAATTGTAATTGTTTAGTAAAGTTTAATTGACATATTTTCGCCGGGTTTTCTGGTTATTAAAAATCTGGTCGCGGTTGTGTACAGTTCTCAAAACGGAAAGCAGTCGAGATAAACTGAAAAATATGCATCCCGTGTTTTAAATGGCATTACACATTAAAAAGAAATGCCTGAAAGATGAGTAAGGGTTTCCTTACTGACCGTCGCTTCAATGAATGTTAGTAGAATAACAGAATAGGTACAGAGTGACCGCCTTGATCGTAAGATCTAAGTTATTTCAACAAGCATTTAATGGGGTCAAATTGTCTTAAAATTAAACATATATATTAAAGAATTAACCCGAAGGGTTCCTTGAGAGAAGCGAAAGGAAACTACAAAATATTAAAAATATTAAAATTAATGTATTTTCATTACTCACTACGTTCGTAATGAAGCTAACGCTATTTCTGTTAAAAATATTTAAAAGACCATCTTATGTCCTTTACATTATTTAACGATCAACATAGCTAATACATACCCGTCTGAGTCTCATTCGTATTTTGAAAGGAGTTCATTGTATGATTACTTTAGAGTATATGAAATTTAAGAATATTCGTTCTTATGGTAATTCTTGTACAACATGGACTTTTGAAAAAGGTATTCACCAAATCAGTGGTCCTAACGGTGGCGGAAAATCTACATTACTTGATGTACTTTCATATAATTGGTATGGAGTTCCATTCAGTAAAATTAAGATTGCAGAACTTACTAACAGAACTAATAAGAAAAATTTATTTACTGAAACACAGTTTAAATCTGATACTACGACATATCGCATCGTAAGAGGTCTTAAACCAAATATTTTACAAATTTTTAAGAATGACGAAGAGCTTGACCTTCTTAGCAGTAAATCCTTGATCCAAGATGGGATAAATGAAATCTTAGGAATTGATTATACTTTATTTAAACAAATAGTAGCACTGTCAATTAATGTAAATAAGCCGTTTCTTACCCTATCCGCTGGAGAGAAAAGAGAAATCGTTGAAACAATCTTTAATGTGGATGTTTTCGGCATTATGATGAAACAGACTAAGAAATTCCTTAGTGAACTTAAAATTGATCTAAAGATAAAATCTGCAGAATTGAAAACGCTAAGTGATTCTTATACAAGTTTCTTGAAACAATATGAAGATTATAAATTTGCCAAAGAAAATTTTGATAAAAATAAAAAATCAGACATCGAGCAAATTAAGCTATCAATTGATGAATATCAGAAAAAAATTAAGAAAGCCGAATCTAACATACAAGCAGCTAAGAAGGCAATTACAAAATTAAGCATAAATCCAACCGATACTATAGATACTATAAATAGAGACCTGAATGAACTTAATAATCAACTATCAGTATTGCTATACAAACAAAAACAAAACACGGCAGAGAAGGAATTTTTAGATACTCATAAGGATTGTTCGGTTTGTGGTCAAAAGATAGACAGTGAACATAAGAAAAAACATCTAGACAAAATTAAAGAATCCGAAGATGAGATTTTAATCAAACGGCCCGAACTTCAAAATGCGATAAAAGAACTTGTTATGAAGTTATCATCAATAAAATCCGATTCTGAAACTAACATTAGAATTTGCCAAGCGATAGAGAACGAAGAACATAGAATTAAAACGTTTAAATGTGAAATTAAAAACTCTGAAAAACATATTGATGAAATTTCTAATCGTACTTTACAATTTAACATTGACGCGCTTAAAACAGAACTTGATAAAAAAGAAAAGGATTTTTCTGATCTTACCACTATGGTAAGGGAGCTTAATAACGAGTATGAAGATCAGATTATAATGCAGAGTATATTATCTGAAACTGGTGTAAAATCTCATTTCATGAAAAAATTATTACCTTTGCTAAATAATAAGATTGCTTACTATTTAGATAAATTTAGTATGCCGTTTGTTTTCCAATTTGATGAAACTTTAGAGGAACGGATTTTAGAATTGAGTGGAAGAAGTATTGCTGTCTCTTATGAATCATGTTCAATGGGAGAAAAGAAACGATTTGATCTATCTATTGTTTTCGCGTTTATCGATATAATGAAATGTATAAGCGGATGGGATTGTAATATCTTATTTATCGATGAGCTTCTAGATTCCGCGGTAGATTCCGACAACTTGAAACTTATAATGGAATGTATATCAGATGTATTCTCTGATGGAGCTCAACAATGTACTTATGTTATTTCTCACAGGGAACATGATTCTGATATTTTTGATAAGTTATATAACATATCGAAGAAAGGACTGTTCTCAAGCATCGTTCAGAAGGAATAAGAAAGTCATTTGCAACTGTGAACTTCCTTTATTATATTTAATTAAAATATAGCGAAGGAGGTTATATGTATTTAGATAAAAAAGAATTGCGGGACCTCCTAATTGAATACCAAGACATATCGGAAGACACGGATGATTCATGGTTAGCAAATTATAAGAAATTCCCGCGCAAGAAATTGGTACCGGAAGGGCTAGTTCAGTTTGAAAAAGACCGAGAAAATTTTAAGGCATATCGATACAAACAATACGCGGAGAAGCGAAAACGCATAGCCGCTGAATCAAAAGAACAAACGTTAGTCCGCATTGAACGCGCCGATCGTTTAAAAACTCTAATCGCAAGAGACTTCTTTAAAATTATAGATGGAACAATTCTTTTATATGAATTTCAGTCTAAATCAGATAATAATATGAAAGATGATATGCGATCTGAGGCTATATGGATAATGTATAATTACATTCCTAAATATGATGTACGCAAGCCTAATCCGTTTAGTTACTTTACTGAGATGGCAAAAAATGCTTTCAGACATGTATGTAATAATTCTTCTAGAATGAATCTTAAAAGAATATCGAGTGATTTTATTGAAAATATGGATGATGAAAGGGATGACGAATGGTATGAATCTTGATACATTTTTTACGGATTTAAAGAATTTATTATGAGTAACGTGGCATTAATTTCTGATATTCATTTCGGGGTCAGACGAAATAATGACGTATTTTTAGATTCTCAAATAAGATTTTTTAAAGAACAATTTATACCTACTTTAAAAGAAGAAAATATTAAACATATTTTTATTCTAGGCGATTTGATGGATAATCGTAATGTAATTAACGTAAAAGTATTATCTGCAGTATATAAGTTATTTAAAGACGATTTAAGAGATTTTGATATTTATATAATCACGGGTAATCATGACATTTTCCATAAGAACTCCACGGAAATAAATTCAGTTGAGTTCTTAGAAGCATTACCAAATGTTGAGGTATATAGTGACATTGAATTAATAAATCATTCCGGTAAAAAGATACTATTGGTTCCCTGGATTGTTGATGCGGAAGCGTTTAAAAAAAGGGTATCTAATAAAAATCTCGATTGTGATTACTGTTTTGGACATTTTGAAATAGCGGGATTTCATATGTCAAAAACAAATGTATGTGAAGAAGGTTTAGATCCTTCTTTCTTTATGAATAATTATGGTGCAACCTTCTCAGGTCACTTTCACAAAAGGTCAAAGAAAAATGTTAAAGGAAATTTTATTCAGTATGTCGGGTCGCCTTATCAATACACTAGGGCAGATATCGGAGAAGATCGAGGTTTTATCATTCTTGATGTTCAATCTGGCAAATATAGGTTCATAAATAATACGACGTCAATAAAATTTGCTGAAATTAAATATCCTCAGGAATTTACTAAGCATCAAATTGAAGGCAATATTGTTGATGTCATAGTGGAATATGATGAAAACTATAAAGAAGAATTGGTTCAGCAATATTTGGGGATTATACAAAAATATAATCCCGCCTTGCCTGTAACAGTTAAGATAGAAAACAAAATTCTTGATTCGGATGTTAAGGATATAGAAAGTCAAACTATTGAGGAACTACTTAGCGAATATATACAAACTTTGGATAGTATATCTAACAAGGATAAAATTAAAAAGAAAATATTGGAACTTTATAAAGAGTGTTCTAGAGGCGGATAAATGAATAATGGTGTTAAGAAAAATTTCATTTCAAATTTTATATCAGATTTGAGCGGCCAAGGTACAATAAGAAACGTTTGGCCTTTCAGTACCATAAATGCAATATACGGCCCGAAACAGGAATTGGTGAATAACTGGTTTCACATATTTGTTAAAGATCCTCTTGTTCTGACAATGTCACGCACTTTATATTTTCAACGCCAGATGAATCCAAATCAGCTGCCGCATTTGAAAGAATATAAAGCAAATCAGAATCATTTTGGCTATCGTATGGTATGGGATATGGATGATATGGTTTGGGGATATAATGAATATCAAGGCGGCTCATCTGAGCATGGCATTCCTGCATATAATGCATCTTGGAAACATATACCGAAAGAAACAAAAGAGACTTCGGTTGAAGTGATGAATCTTATGGATGAACTATCATTCAGTACAAAGTTTTTAGCAGATTATGTGAAGAATAAACTCAATGTTAATGTACCCTCGGTTGTGATTCCTAATACTGTTCCTATGGCATACTGGGGTGATCAAAGACGACAACCCGTCTTTAAAAAAATAAAGAAACCGGTTATATTATATTCAGGTTCGCCAACCCATTACAATAATTATGAACGCCTTAAAGGTGACTGGACTGATGAATGGATTTATTGGGTAAAAAAATCAGTTAACGCCGGTGAAATAGATTTTCATTGCATGGGTGGCATCCCATTCTTTTTTGAAGATATTAAAGATAAAATTCATATTTATCCGTGGGTGCAAATCTTTAAGATGCACTTGATAATCGATAGCATCAAACCGGATTTTTGTATCAACCCATTGGTGCCTAATGATTTCAATTATGGGAAGTCCGATCTTAAACGCGTTGAATCTTCTGCTGGCGGAATGGTTTGTATGGGAACAGTTTTTAAAAATGGAAAACCTAGTCCTTACGACCAATGTTCAATGCGGGCACCATATGGTATAGATGTTAACGGCATCGATGAATTATTTGACAAGTTTACCGAGCCTGATGTTTTTAATGCTGAAATTGAACGTCAGTATAACTGGATGCATGAAGAAGGACGTTATACAGAATTGCCAAAGAATATAAATCGCCTACTCGATTTCATATTGGGAGAAAAGAAATAACTTTATATTTGCGATAATTATGCGAAATTAATTTTCAGGATCTTGCATATTTGTTATATTTTTAATTTGTAATAAATTAGGTAGGATTAAAAATGGAAATTTTTTGGAATGACATACAACGCAACATTAATAAATTGCGAGACCGTATAAATAACGACAAAAATATTTTGCTTCTTACACATGCTGGGTGTCTTGACGGCCAGGGTAACCAAATGATATTTGAGAAGACGTTTGATAAAGTGTTTTCTGTTAGGCTGACACCAAATGCGGTAGACGATTATGTAAAATGCTTGAATGTTGATTTGTTTGATACGATTATTATTGCAGATTTATCTACTTCAAATAAAGAATTTCTAGCGAATGATAATGTTATCTTGATTGATCATCATAAATCTGCTTTATATTTACATGATCCTGATAAATTATGTTTTGTTTATTTATTTGCGTGCGGCACTAAATTAACAAAAATGATTTTATCTGCTATACTACGTGATGATCTTAAAAAGTTTAATGATTTTGCGTATTTGATCAATGATAATGATTTGTTCATTTTAGAGGACGAAAGATCAATAAAGCTTAACAGTTGTTATAAGCGATTAGGGGATGAAAAGTTCCAAGAAAAGTATTGGAATTTTGGAAAAATAACTTTTACCGAAGAAGATAATAAAGCATTTGCTGAAGAGCGTCTCGAGATACAAAAACTTGTTGATGCTGCTGAATATTTTATTTCCGAAGATCTTAACATTGGTTATATGATTTTTTTAGGATATAACAACGAAATGGTTCATGAAATAATGATGAAGGAAAAACTTGATGCATTTGTTACGTGGAATCCTACTAACGGCCGGGGATCAATAAGATCTACCAATTTACTGATGAAATCTGGACAGATGTTATCTGATATGGGAATCGGCGGCGGCCATGACGCGGCAGCTGGATTTAGGCTTGAAACAGCTGAAGAATTTCAACATTTTATTGATCTAACAGAAAAGTACATAAAGGATAAATTCAACTCTCTAAAAGCCTAAATCTTCATAAAAAAGGATTTAACATTGAAACCTTTATCGGATTAAAGGAAAACGGAGTGTTATGTATAAGAATGTATATTATTCTGACCGAAGTAATAAAATTTCATTATGGGAAGTGTCGGATTCAGATCACAACAAAACTTCTTTTAACAAATTAGATTATGACTGTGAATACTATGTAGCTTGTCCTGCAAATCAGGAACCTGATACTAAAGATATTTATGGTAGACCACTGAAGAAACGATCTGCTAAACATTATGAGGCAATTAAAAAAGTAAAAGATATTCATAAACTTGTTGGCGATTTTTATTCTGCGGAGACGGATATAGAACCAGAAGTAAAATTCTTACAACAGAAATATGCAGGACTTGAATTAAAGAATAATATGGCAAATTGGAATATTTGCTTCATTGATATTGAAATTGCAGCTGAAAGTGAATTTCCTAAACCGGAAGAAGCTAAATATCCAATTAATCTTATTACAGTTAAGTCTTCACGAACCCAACAGATAACAACATTTGGTCTTGATCCATATACCGGCGGAAGCAATAAGATAAACGAATATCATTATGTGCCCGATGAAAAAGATCTACTTTTAAAATTTGTAAAGTGGTTTCGTAAACAGAAGTTTGATGTTATTACTGGATGGAATGTTCGATCATTTGATATTCATTACATTGTAAACAGAATTAAAAATATTCATCCTAATACAGAACTTGAAAATGGTTTGTCCCCATTAAATAAAATTATTGATAGAAAAGAATATTATGATATTGCGGGCCTCGCAATTCTTGATTATCTTGAACTCTACAAAAACTTTACATTTAAAACTGAACCTTCTTATACACTTCAACATATTGGAAATAAAATTACTGGAAGAGGAAAGCTTGATCTTGATGGATCAGTAAATACAATATATAAAACGAACTGGAATCAGTTCGTTGAATATAACGTTCAGGATGTTATTTTAGTTGAAGATATTGATAAAGAACTTCAGTTTCTTGATCTTGCTATAACATTTGCATATAACGCATTAATTCCGATTAACAGAGTCTTTAGTAGCATCGCAACAATTGAGGGATATATGTTAAAGTATATGCATGCTAAAGGTATGTGTATGCCTGATCGTCAACATAATGTTAAAGATTGGTGGTATGATCAAAAGAAATATCTTAAAACTCTTCCTGGGGGTTCTATTGAAAAACAAAACTGGAAAGAAGATGCAACGCCGTTTATTTCCCCATTCTATTGCAAGGGCGGTCACGTAGAAGCAAAACCGGGGTTGTACAAAAACGTTTTATCATTTGACGTAGAATCGCTCTATCCTCATATGATCATTCAGTATAACATCA